GACTGCCCGTAACTCTAAGAAGAAAGTGAAGAAATAATGGCCAGAAAGCGTATGCCTTATAACGAGAAGAATGACAAAAAGCAGGATGCTGAGACCACTAAAGGCCTGGATAAAGAAGAGCTAAAAGAGTGGAAGAAAATGGATAAAGCTCACGGTAAGAAAAACAAGCCAGAGACCCAGACTGCTGACCGTAAGATTGATGAAAAGAATAAGAAGAAAGCCAAGAAGAAGGTAGAAAAACGCCACGAAGCCAAGGAAGGTAAGAAGGGCGAAAAGGCTGAAGATAAGCGAGAAAAGAAGAAGAAAAAGAAGTAAAACTTAGGCCCCCGCAAGGGGGCCTTTTAGTTTATCCTTGGAGTTGACGCCGGGGAAACCCGGAACCCTGCTGCTTTACCTGCGCCTCATATGGAGGATTTATGATCTTTTTAGTCAACCGGTTAAATCGGGCTGAGTCCGATGCTGACCGCGAAGAATTTGCTCGAGGAGTCGCTGGCCTGTCTAAAGGCAACGAAAAAAAAGCAGCTGCTATATTTGCTTCAGCTTACTTGCTCTCGAAAGTTCTTCGCAAAAATGGTAAATGATCAACTTCCTAATCGCAGATCTAAGAGCTTAATTTCAATCTATAAAAAGTCTTTTAGACATCACCTTAGAAAAGCAGCCTCAAAGCGAACCATAGAGCTCCAGTATGAAGCCATGGTTGCTGGCTGGGATCCTGAGCTCGCAACAAGCCTAGAGGTCCGTGTAGACTCTGACGGGCACTATAAAGTCTCCTATCCAAAAGAACTAGAATCAAAAATTTTGGATATGGAATACGGGCTTCCTGATCAACCACCTTCCCCTGTTATGCGTAATTTTTTCACAAGAATTGGGGATAAATAATGCCGTTTATTCTCAATGAAGAAAAGGCTTTGAAGGCCCTTCTTACAGGGCTTAAAGTTTCTGATTCTGGAAAAGCAGAAAGACCAGTCGGTGTGTTTTATGGGCAACCAGATAAAGAAATCCGTCAGCAGTCTTACCCATATATAACTATTGATCTTATCAATATCTCGGAAGCAACAGACCGAGTTCAGACCGGAATTATCAATATTCCGTATACTCCGGAAGGCTGGGATGATTCATTAAGTCGAGATACTTGGTATCCTATGCCTATAAACCTTGACTATCAAATAACGGTATATTCTCGACAGCCTAGACATGATCGTCAAATTTTAGGGCAACTATTTTCCATAGGAAAATTACCAGTTAGATTTGGATCCATCTATGTTCCAGAAGACAACACTTGGCGTCGACTGGATCTTCTTGGATTTTCCAAAAGAGATACGACTGAAGCGGACAAGCGCCTCTTCATGAATATCTATTCAATTCGAATTACCTCTGAGATCTTTAGAGCTACATTCGATAAGGCAGGAATTCAAGTACGTACCCGAGGAATCGGTCTTACTGGAAATTTTGCTGATGACGTAACCGTATACAAATTGTTAGAGATTCAACAACAAACTGCATAAAACTCGGACCCCCCAGACAACAACCTACATATTAAGGAGAAAATCGGATGGCTACATTCAGTAGACCAGGCGTCTTTATCCAGGAAGTGGAACTTCCACAGACCATTGAGCTTGCCGAAAGCGGCAATGCTATTGGTGCCTTCGTTGGCGCTTTAGCTAAGGGTCCTACGAATGTTCCAGTTCTTCTTAGCTCTTGGACACAATTTGTCAAGACTTTTGGAAATCTAGAAGATGCTTACCCAACAACATGGGCTGCTTATAATTTCTTTTCTAACGGAGGACGCCAGCTATATGTTAAGCGTGTAACCGGAAGCGGAGCGGCTCAAGCATCAGTAACACTTACTGACGCATCACAAGCACAACTAAATACTATCTTGGTTCAGGCTTCAAATGCCGGATCATGGGGAAACCAACTAGCTGTACAGGTTCGTCCAGCAGGAACTTCAACTCGTTTTGGACTTGCTGTTTATGGAACACCAACAGTTGCTGGTAATCCTACCTCAAATTTATTGGAGCAATTCACAGACCTAAGCATGAGTTCAACAGATCCTCGATATTTTGAGTCTGTTATTAATGCTAGCTCTTCATTTATTGCTGTAGCAAATCTAAACTCAGCATCTGTAGCCCCAACAAACATGCCTGTAGTGGGAACAACACTATATGCTTTGGGATCAACAACTGCTGGAGCAGATGGTAGTGCGCCTACACGTACTATCTATTCAACAGCACTAACTTCATTTGATCCTATTCAAAACCCACTAGTTATGAACATTCCAGCAGCAGCGTATGTCTACACAACTTCTGGAACAAATACAGATCGTACTTTGGCTTTGAATATTATGGGTGACCTTGTAGCTTATTGCGAAGGTCGTGGAGATTCATTTGCTGTTCTAGATACTCCTGCAGGTCTTACTGCAGCTGAAGCTCAGACATGGGCAGATGATTTAACTGCAGCTTTCTCTGCAAGTTCAAACGGAGGATGTGCAGCAGTTTATTACCCATGGGTTTTGATTCCAAACACCCTACGTGCTACACCTGGCGCTACACGACTTCAGGCTCCTGGAGCGGCTGTAGTTGGTCAGTATCTAGCAACTGATGCTTCTCGTGGAGTTTTCAAAACTCCAGCAGGTTTAGGAAACCAGATTGCATTAGCTGTGGCTACAGATCATCAGTTTACAAACGCTGAACTTGATTCCCTAAATACATCCGCAAATCCAGTTAACGCGATTCGTCAAGTGCCTGGAGCTGGAATTGTAATTATGGGAGGACGTACTCTGGACAACACTCCAGGACATCGTTATATCAACGTCCGTCGTTCTCTAAACTACATTGAAAAAGAACTTAAAGATCTTACTGCTTTTGCAGTATTTGAAAACAATGACTCAAGACTATGGAATCGTCTACGTGTTGTTGTAAACACTTTCTTGGGCTCATACTGGCAGCAAGGCGGATTACGCGGAGCTTCAACAGCTGAGGCATTTTATGTAAAATGCGATACAACAACCACAAGTGAGGCGGACATTCTAAATGGCCGAGTAAACATTGAGGTCGGAGTTGCCCTTGAATACCCAGCCGAATTTGTTGTAATTAAGGTTGGCCAAATCACAGGAAACGCTACGGCGTAAGGAGATAAATAAACATGGCACTTTCGATTGATAATATCGTAACAAATCGCTTAGCGTCGGACCCAATCCGTACGTTTAAGTTTTTGGTTACCTTTACCCCTAATAAGGAAGATAACCGATTTGATACAACCAACTGGAATAAGATGGGCTTTGTCTCCGTTTCGGGATTAAGCGTGTCTACAGAACCTATCGCATACCGCGAAGGTGGATATAACACTAACGTTCACCAGATTCCAGGACAGTCTTCATTTACACCTATCACTTTGTCACACGGCTTAATGTTGGGTCAAACCCAGAATCAAGCTTGGATGAAGCGTCTATTTGCAATGATGACTCCACGTGCTACAGCTGGTATCGGAGCTGACTTCCGTTGCACAGTTGACATCGCAGTTCTAAGCCACCCAAATCCAGCAGGGTTTGACGTTGCAGGAGGAAAGACTGCTACTAAAGATGGCGACCAGCACGTGTCTATGCGCTTCAAGGTATATAATGCTTGGATTGCAAATCTAAGTTACAGCAACTTAGACGCAGGTCAGAGCACTCTTATGGTAGAGGAAATGACTCTAGTACATGAGGGATTTGACGTATCTGTTGCTCCAAGCTACGCAACAACTGCAGCAGAAATCGACTAATACCTAGATAGGAACACAATATGGCAAACGAAACCGTAATTAGTGCAGCAGATAATCCTGCATTGGCAAACAAACTTGCAGAAGAAGCTATTGTCGAAAAGGAAGCACAATCTAAGGCTCCGGCCCCGGTTGTGCTTCCTTCAGACGGAGAAGTAAAGTTGCCTGGAGGTCTTCATACACCTTTTGATGGCTTTATAAATACAGCTGTAGTTCGAGAACTAAATGGCGCAGATGAAGAGGCTATTGCAAGGATTACAGATCCAGGAAAATCTCTTCTAGCTATTTTAGATCGTGCAGTTGTATCAATTGGTGACAAGCCTGCAGACAAAGACACCCTAGATATGCTATTAGCTGGGGATAGAGAAGCTCTACTTCTAGCT